GGACGTCGAAGGTGGCCTTTTTTGAGGCTTACCCCCCCCACTCTGCGGCCTATTAGACGCCTTCAATAGGCTGTTCGGTATATGAGCCGTTCAGGTGTGCCGTTTACCGTGCACCTCGTCATGGCATCGGTTGCACAACACCTGGCAGTTAGTGACGTCGTACATGCGCTCAGGCGCCACGTGACGCGGCACAACGTGGTGCACAACCTCACCCAGTCGAGCGCACCGAGCGCACAACGGCGACGCCGCAAGCAACTGGTTGCGGAACTTGCGCCACTTCCACCCTGTGTTGATACCCAGTTCACGTAGCCTCTCGCTGCGATTCCGTTCCTTGAATGGAATGGTGGGTATCTGCAACCTGTGCACGAACGATGCCATCTAGCACCTCCTGACATACGGCGATTAGGTCACTGGCTTGGACAATCACCAGCCACGGTGAACGGGTACGGCGGCACAGCACGAGCGGCTTGCGCTTGGTTTTGGCGCTATCGCGGATCGCCTGTTCCATCCACCTATAGGGGTGCATCTGCTCTTGAAACTTGACCTCAACGTGCAGGTTGGCGTCAAGCACAAGGTCGGCATCACCGTTCGAGCCGCAGTACTGAGCACTTCGGCGCGACTTCAACCCCATCTGCGTAAGCAGTAGTGCGGCCTCGAGTTCAGCGCGTTTCCCTTTCGCTCGGCTGTTCATGGGCACAGCATAGCAGTGTGGACTAAATGTGGATAGTCCAACTTTCAGGGGGGGTTGACATTCACGCGAAACGTGGGTAGGCTCGGTAAGGCGACCTCAAGAGAGCCGCCAACGAGCCTCTCCCACAATTTGCTAATGCCTTGCCTCGGAACCCTGCGTTAGAGATGATCGCGCAGGGTTCTTTATTCGTCCGATGGCTTGCAGTTCGGGTGCCACAACTTGGCCGCGTCTTTCGTGTCATCAAACGCGATGTCCGGCCAATCGACATGCATCACGCGTGGCTTCGGCCGCTTGAACGATCGCGTCTCGGCGCTCATCACGATGTAACCCTCATCGGCATGCCGCAAGAAAGTCACGTGCGAATCGGTCGCGCGACCGATCGCGCCCGCGCCAGCGCCGACATCCATCGTGCCCTTCTCCGTCTGCGTGCCCTTGGTTGTGTGGTGCACAACGAGAATCGCGGCGTTCGCCTTGGCGGCGATGCGGTCGATTTGGTTGTAAATCTGCGTCATGTCGGCGTTCTCGTTCTCACGCATGCCCGCGGGAATAAACCGATAGAACGCGTCCAAGGCGATCATCTGCCACGTGCCCGCTGGCTGTTGCTCCACGGTCGCCTCGACGTCATCAAGCGTCGCCCACTGGCCGCGCAGGGTCATAACGTCAAGCCCTTGGCGGCATTTGTCCGCGCTGACTTTCATTTGGTTGGCGATGCCGTGTAGGCGGTTCTCGAGCGTTTCGGGGTGAAGCTCGACGTCCACCAGCAACACGCGGCCTTGCTTTACGAAGAGGTCATTCTGATACTTGCACGTGAACCCACAGCCGCCCACCATCCCCATGATGAGGCGATGCAAGAGCCACGATTTGCCCGTCTTGGGCGAGCCGATCCAGTTGCACACTTCGCCGCGTCGAAGCAACCCGCCGACGATCTCCTCACGCATCTCGCTCGGGAACTCGCGCTTTTCAAACGGCTTGAACTCGAGCAGTTTAGGAGGATTTGAAGATACTTGGCGAGACTCGAAAGAGACTCGGCGAGACCCCATCTCGAGCGCCTTAGCCACCGTATTGGGCACGTAGTCGGGGCGGTCGGCCTTGACGCTGCGCCCCTCCTCACGCATCTTGGTTGCAAGCGCCGACTCAATCACCGACGCCGGCAGCCCGCGCTGCGCCATCGCGCACGCGAGCGCCCAATCGGCCGCCGACGCGTCGAGCGAGACGCTAGGAGCCGCCCTACGGGCTTCGGTCGGCTCAGACGGCTCGACAGTCACCCGAGCAAGCCGAGCCCTACAGAGGGCATCCACGGCGTCTTGGATACGCGTGCACTGGCGATCGACAAACACGGCACGCCCGCTCACCGTGAAGTACCGACCTCGTTGGTACACCTCGAGGTTCCCGCGTCGGTTGGCCGACCACTCCGGTAGCACCGTATCTCGAGCGATCACGTGAATGCCTGTACCGCTTACGCTCCACTCGGCGTAGCAGTCGTGCGAGACGAGCCAATCCCACACCCACGGCTCCATCCCGTTGGGCTCGGTTGAGTCGGCGACGTCGTCGAAGTCGACGCCGAGCCATCCCTCACCGAGCACGAATCCGATGCCGCAGTCGCCTTCCGTGCTGGCGTCGGCCGCTTCCCAAAACGTGCCCCACGTCGCTGCGTCGGTGCTTGACGCCTTGCGCCTCGAGCCCGGCACGTAGGGCACTTTGGTGAACTTGCCGTCTCTTTCCTCGGCTTTCCAGTTCACCCATCGTGCGGATTCCACCATCTCGGCGGGTAGACGTTCAATTTCCCAGTTGTAACTAGGTCGCTTGCTTCCGTGCATGTTGTGGCTTGCCTCCACAAAAAGAAAAACCTGCCGCGGCAACGGCAGGCAGTGCGCCCCTCGTCCTGAAGTTCGGCACTATTTAGAACGGTAATTCCCAATCGGGAATTCCGCAAGTCCTCTAGCAAGCCTCACGGATGCCCATGAGGTTCCAAAACTCACCGCTCTGCACCAGTTGCACCTCGACGCGGTCGCCCTTGTCGAACTTCGCCGCTTGTGAGCGCATGGCGTCATTGAACGTGGACGCCCAAACTTCGGTGGCTTCACCATTGTGCGTCCAGGACAACTTCAGCGAGAGTTTGGTTGCCGGCCCGCGCTTGGTTTCAATCTCTTTCTCGCTCACGGCTTTGATGAGGGCTTTGCCCCATCCGCCGCCGAGCGCGTTGCCTTCCTCTTTGAGGTTCACGGCGGGAAGCTTCGGCGAGCCATCATCCACCAGTTGCTTCAAGAGCGCCAAGATTTGGCGCATGATTTCGTCTTTGTTCGTGGTCTTCATGTTTGTGCTCATAGGTTGCCTCGTTGCTCGGTGCACCATGCACCGCTTCATCACTCGGTCTTTCCTTCCGTTGGTGTGGACTTGGCGAATAGCGCCGCCTCGAGCGCTCGAATGCGAGCCGCGCCCGCGCGGAGCGCTTGGGCGAGTTTGCGATCGGCCGCCTCGTTGACCTGGGCGTAGTAGTACAGCGCATCGGCCTCATCGTCGGCGTCTTTGGTGCGCTTCGCCGTCGGTAGCACGGCATGGTGGAACGCGTAGCAGTGTTGGTAGACGTCGCTGCCCTGCCGCCAGCGCTCATCGCGTTGTTGTTGTGTGGTTTGGCCGCTCATTTTTCCTCCTTGAAGCAGTCCCAGCCGCGGTCTTTCATGTACTTCATGGCGATCTCATAGAAACGACCGCTTTCCATGCCATCTGCGGTGTCGGCTCCATCAACAATCGCTGCGTACTCACAGCAAGAACGCCGCGCCTCGTCGCGCTCGGCGCGTAGCCGTTCGATCTCGTCGGCTGCGTCGCGTAAATCTCGCGACCAAACTACCATAGCGGGAGCAGTGCAACACTTCGAAAGAAGGACGCGCAGCCGCGTCACGATGTCGACTTCTTCGGTCATTTCGAGTCCCTCCAATCAACGGCACCGGCGAGCGCTGCGAACACGAGCACGAATAGAGCCCAAGTCATGCGCGCACCTCGATCGTTTGGCCTTTGCGCTCGGCTCGGCGTAGGTAGAGTTCAATGGCTCGGCGAGCGTGCGCAGCGAGCGGCTTGCCGTCCTTGTCGGCGAGGGCACGCAACCGCGCGTACTGGTCAAGTTTGACCCATACGGGTTGGCCCTTCAGGCGTTCTCTTGGCGTTTCATTACCTTCCATGTTGTGCTTTCTGCGGCTCGGCCGCTGTTGAGCCCGAAGGCTATTACCTCTTCGGCTCGACGTCAATGCCCGCATTAGCGGAAGTCGGATATTTCTCGTTGAGCGCTTGCCGGCGCTCAGGGCAACCGCATTGCTTGCCCGTGGCATGCTCGACAACTTTGACGGCACGCTTGATGCCGAGCAACCGCGCTGCGGTCTCTACGACGTCGCCTAAGCCCCGCGGGCGCCCTCGATAGTGCTCGCAGACCTGACAGACGCCGACGCTCGGATGCGCCCCGTAGAGCGGCAGCGCAAGCGCCGACGTGCACTGGCCGTCTCGGTAGTGCTTACACGTACGACCAGTATCCGCCGCCGCCACCTTGCAAGACGTCGTACTCATCTAAACATACTCCTGTTGTTGAGATTCGTCCCGACCAATCCACGCTTCGGCATGGCCCCTGCAACTCGGTGCGCAGCGTTTCCGCCCAAAATGACCCGAACGTGCGCAACGTGGCATCCCCGACGGCCGCCGGATCAATGCAGTCTTCATCGTCTTGCCCTTCGCTGCACTCGCTTTCCGCGATGACAGCGAACGGGCCCACGTTGGCGATGCTTCCCTCGAGCCCGTCAAAACATCCGTTCGGGTTGCTTGGCGGCCCGCCAGTGCCGCACAACTGCTGCGTCTTTCCGTAGTAACCCATGAACGCAAGGTTCTGTAGGTTGTTCAGGCATCCAACGTCGCTGGCGTATTGAAAGCGCCCGCCGAGACAGCGCAGCGCAAACACGCCCTGCGTTGGGCAAGAGTCGCAGTCGCCACCAGTGAGCATATCAACGTTGCAGTCAACGATGAAGTCACCGATTTCGATCGTGTGCACGAGCGCCGTTGCTCGCGACGGCCCGCCGCAGACGTCAACCTGGCTATTGCACGCCACGGTAAGACAAGCGCACGTAGTGCGCGTGAACGGGTAGGCCTGTGACCACGTGATAGGCGGCGGGCAGTACATCGTACCGCTATCAAAGTAATACTGCCGAAGGTTCACGTAACCGCTGACGGTCACGTCGAACCGTGCTCGGTAGCAGCAACTTCCGCCGGATACCTTCGTGGCGATCACTCGCGATGATGGCACGATGTTGACTTGAATGTCGTACTCACGGAATCGGCACGTACAAGCCGGGCCCGCACCGACCTTGTTGATCGTGAACGAATACGACAGATTGATGCCGTTGACGCGGTAACTGGTGGCGCACGAGCAGACGCTACACACCGTCGGCTCACCGCAACAGCAAGCGCGTTGCAGACTCATGGCTCAGTCCAATCGTATTGAACCACGGTTTGACCCTCTAGCTCGGCGGCGTCGATCCACCCGACATCGACCATGTCTTCACCGTCGAGCATCGCGACTCGGACGCTGCCCTTGCCCTCGAGGATTAGCATCGGAGAGTCGGGAGCGGCCACGTATTGCGGCCCGCACGCGTTCAGCGATGCGAGAGCCGCCACCCACAACGCGTACCACGCGAGGCGTTGAAGCCCACTTGACGATCGAATCGATGACAGCGCGAATGATCTCATAGATCACTTTGCGCCCGCTTGCTCGCTGGACACCTTGTTGTCTCGTGCTGCAAGCAAGCCGATGCCTGCCATGCACGCGGCTGCGACTGCGCCCCAGTCAGGCAGCGTGAGCGGGTCGGCGTCGAATAAAGCGCCGACTGCGGTGCCGATAGCGACAACGATGGCAGCGATGCCGGCGGTAGTGGTTCTCCATGATGTCATTTGGTTCCTCTGAGGCGTTCAACCTCTGCTTCAAGATATCTCACGCGTTCGCTCAGCATCGCGATTGTCTCGCGCAGGCTTGCGATCGTGCCATGCAACCACGCACTCGCCGTCAACACGGCGACGAATGGCGCAACGAGTTGTGCAAGTTCTGGGAATGTCATTTCAGTTTCCTTCGGGGCCCCAATCGCCCTGATCCCAGTGACAACAGAACAGCGACACGCCGCTTCCGCTCACGCCACGAACAGTGATCTTTGTGAAGTCCACGACGCCGAGATTGTGGCGTCCGGCATCAAACCAAAACCAACCGGAGTCAACCGCAGAAACACCCGCCGTGCACGTCCCGAGCATGAACGCGCTCGATGAAGCAACGACCACGTTTTTCATGGGGTCTTGTCCAGTGATCGCACCGCCCGCGGTCAGCGCAAGCCATGCTCCACCTGGCCCGTTCATGGAGAATGGTGTTTGAAATCGAAGAGCCATTAAGACACCCCCCGCGGGCCTTCGTCCATTGGGCTGAATGACATGCAGTACACGTAGCCGTTCGCCGTGCCATTGTCATTACGTCGCACGATCACGGAAGGGTAATGACACACGCCGAGATCCATCGTGCCCGCGCTATCAACGTACACGTTTGCAACATCGCTAGTGCCGCCAGCCGTGCCGAAACCAACACGAAACGCTTGTGCGCTCGTTTGCGCTGCGTTTGTAACTTTGAGAATCACGCGGCGCATGGGATCAACCCCAGCCGGAAGCGCTGGGAGCGCTGTCCATGCACCATCAAGCCCGTTGATTGCAGTTGGTGTGTGAAATATGCAAGCCATAGGAAACCTCAAGTAAGAGTGCGAATAAGGTAACCCGAGCACACGTGCACGAGTGTGCCCGAATGCGTGATTTCGAGCGAGTAGTGCCACACGCTTTCGCTTGTGCTGACCGCGTTGAGCGCTGAATTAATCGTTACAAGGTTAAGCACGATTAGGCCGCCAGTCCCCGGCGTAATTCCGCTCGCTTGCGTCGCGGTCACGTCAGCTGAGGCCGTCGGCGCAAGCCCGTTGCGCCATATGCGCATCGTTGCTGGATTACCCGTGAGGTTGTGGTTTGTGGTGTTGATCGTATACGTGCCGAGCGTGCCCGTGAACGTCTCGGGCGTGCCCGGCGCAAGCGCGGAATAGATGATGTTCTCGGTTCTCATGTGCACGCTCCGTCAATCGCTTGGGTGTTGATGATGAGCCAGCGCAGTGCGCCGTCATTCTGCCGCATCGGCGTGAGCAACACGTACGTTCCGATGGCGATCGGTTGCGGCACGTACGATCCCGGCAAGCCGCCAGCGCCGACGCCGTACGAGTAGAAAGGATGCCCGCCGCGGTTGCTCAGTTCGCTGATACTCAGCGCGGTTGACTGCAAGCCGGGAGATTTAACGCTCACGCCCGTCGGCGTCGCGTTCGTCATAACCGCTTCCGACCAGCTGTACGTCCAGCGGTAATACGTGCCGTCGAGCACGGCGTAGTTGGTGATCACGCCGAGCACGAACGTGCGTTGCTCGTACGACGGCCGCACGCTCGACACGCGGTCAAGATCGCTTTGGTTGCGTTGCAGATTAAGCGCGTCGTTGCGGTTCATGCCGGGCAAACCCAGTACCCGTTCTCGGCGTATGACTTCAAATTCAAATCGCCCGCGTAGATGTTGTTGAAGTCAGTTGAAGTGCGCGGCAAGCGAATCCACTTGACTTCGCTCAACTGGCCGCCACTAGTCATCTTCGGTCGGCCGTCGGCGTCGATCGTGGCAACCTGCGAGAAGTGAAAGAACTTGTCGTATAAGAACTCAAAGATGACTTCATAGAACTCGCTGCCCTGTTCCTTTTCAATGTTCACGCCTTCGCAGATGAGCGAGTAGGCGGGGAAGTTCAGGAACGCGGAGCTGTTGGTTGTGTTGCTGTAGTTGGTGAGCGCCGTAGCCGCTGACGTGATCGGCACAACGCTCGCGTCTTGCGTTGCACGCAAGCGGATGCGAACTTGTCCGACTTGGTAAGACTCGAATCCATCGGCACCCGTGACCGACGTTCCGCCGATGTCGCCCGTCGTGTTTGCGGACGTCGTTGGCGGGTTGGTTGCCCAACTGATTCGGTGCAACTTGAGGTTGCGCGATGCCGTCACAAACGAGTATTGCGCCGGAAGCATCGTGATTGCAGTTTCCGTCGAGCACGGCGAAATGACGTACTTCGTTCGAAAACTGATCGTTGCTTGCACGGCGCTGTAGTTCTCAAGCGCTTGCACCTGTACCGATCGGGCACGCGTGAATTGATGCCACGATCCAACAGCACCATAGGTGTCGTAGTCCACGATCGGCAATGCACCGTCGGTCACCATCGCTTCATAAGAGGTCACCGGGTCAAGTTGTGCGTTGTCCTGGCGCTTGATGATGCGCACAATGTTGATCTCGCTTTCGCCGCCAAGCGGCGCGACGCGTTGATCAAGCACACGATCAGTCCATGTGTAAACGCTTCCGCTTCCGCTCATGACATCACCTGTACCAGTTTGGTAAGCACCGTGCTGTTTTGGATCATCCACGCGCCGATCGAGTCAGCCAATCCGCCGCGTCCTTCCGCCATGTCGATGCGCTGTTGCTCAGACATGCGCTGTTGGATCTGCGCTGCGCCCGCCTCGTTTGCCACACTCAACGCCATCTCGTTGCGGATTTGCTCGAGCGACTTGCCGCTGAGGAACGCGCCAAGCCCGGCACCCGCGATCGTGGCGCCCTCTTGCATTTGCTGAGCCCACGAGACTGCGCCCCCCGCTCGGCCGGTGTTCACGTCGGCGCTGCCGCCGATGAAGCCAGCCATGAAGCCGCCACCTCGACTGCTTGCAATTTGCTTTTCCATAATCGCAAGCCGCTCGAGGAGCACGCTATTTGCGGTGACGGTTTGTTCGCCAGTGGTCTTGAACTTCGCGAGCGCATCGGTGGCGCCCTTCGTTGCGTTGTTCATCGTTTCCATAATCTGCCCGGCCACGATGAGCGGCGACAACGCGCCCGCGATCGCGATGCCAGCCGTTCCGGCTGCGCCCGCGGCGCCGCCGATCGCACCGAATCCACCGAGCGAGAGCGCAGACTGTGCGCCCGCTTTGAGCACGCCTTGCGCTGGTGATGCCGTCACCTTCTCCATGCGCTTAGCCGACGCCTTCATTTTGGCTTCGGTTGCCTTTAATCCAGCATCGACGCCTTCGGTCGTAACGACAACGGGAACGTGTACTTTGGGCAGACTAGCCACGTGGCATCTCCTGTAGTGCTTCCTTTACGGATTCGTTCACGTAGTGCACGACGCTGTTTTGGTGCTTCTGTCCGGCACGCGTGATGTAAAGCCGACGATAGATGCGAGTTCCGAGAGAAGCGGCGTTTTTCTTCAAGCCCTTTCGCCACCCGCGGCGCTGCGAGAACGGCACGATGCGTGCGTTCTTGTTGCCCTTCCACTTGCGCACGAGTTTCGGCGGCGGCTTTACTCCGACCTGTCCGTCACTTGTAAGGCTGAGTCCTTTGCGCACCGGACGCCAGCCCTGGTCGTAGAAGTGCGAGCGCTTACCGACGCGATTGCCATCCTTGCGGACTCCGACGCCTGCCCAAATAATTCCCTTGCGGTAGGTCTTGGTCTTGACTGCGATATCGCGTTTGGTGCGCTTCGCCTTTGGCAATGCCAGCGCTTTCATCGTGCGCTTCACTGCGTCGCCCCAGTTGCGCAGTCCCTTGCGCACGATCTTCTTTCGCATCTTCTTTGGAAGTTCCGACGCTATCGCTGCGATCTTCTCCAGATCCTCTTTCGAGGGTCGGAACTGGATCTTGAATCCGGCTCGTTTTGCGGCGGTCGAGTTCACGTCGGATGCCGTCCCAATCGGGAATATCCATTTCCACGTTCAGCGCTGCAACGCTCAACGTGGCGAGATCGGTGCTCGTCAGTGAGAACGCCACACGTAGCACCCGACGTGCGGCGTCACTTAGTCCCGGCCTTCGGCGTAGAGCCGCTCCACCATCGCTGAAATCTTCTGCACCGTGAACGCGTCAGCGTTGAGCGCTTCGTCCACGCTCGCGAACACTGGTGCGCCGTTCTCAACGAGATGCCGAGCGACCATCCACGCGGAAAGCCGCTCCGGCGTCTTGGTTGAGACTTCGAGCGCTTCGATGAGATCGAGCGCCGACGGGCGGCGCAACTCGACGGCGACGCCGTTGGGAAGCGTGCCGTTCCAGTTCTTGAGTGTGAGTGCGTCTCGGATGCTCATGCGATTGTGATGGTGCCTGTGTATTGAATGGTAAAGTTGGCGCGAATGACTTCGTTTGTTGCAGCGGTTGCGCTGAACGATTGGACGAAAGCGTCACCGCTGTACGTCATGCCAGTAGCCAAAGTGATAAGCGCCGTTTGACTTCCGCTGCCGCCGTTTATTGCAGCCTCTACCGCGGCCATTCCTGCATCACCTTGATCGTAAAACATGTCGATCGTCGCTGTGCATCCTCGGTTTCCGACAATGTAGGTGCGTAGGCCTGTAGCAATATCGGTTGTGTCGATCATCGTTTGATCGTATTGAATCGAAACCGTACCGAGTCCGGTCGATACTGCGGAACTGCCCCATTTAAACGAAGCAAGCGCTGAAGAAATCGCTGGCATTTAGTTCTCCCTGTAGTAGATGTCCACTTCGCAGTTGACTTCCGCAGGCTCTTGTTCGTCACCTTCGCCGACCGATGCGGCGTCGGCCGTTCGGCCACGGAATATCACTGCGTCAAATGTGTAAGAGCCGAACAGGTACGAGCCCGGCACGCAAGCGGCAGGAACGTCGGCCGCAATCGTTAGCGCCGTGCCCGTTTCCAGTGCAACTACCTTGATTTGCGCCGATGCAAGCCAGTGCCCGCTCACGGCGCTGCGCTCGTTGTTTGTGATCTCAAACGTGATCGCTGGCAAGCCGCTGTTCTGCAAACGATACCCGTGCGTGATCGGGTAGACGTTGAGCGCTGCGCTTCCGTTAAGCATTTCACGCGTCGCGGCTTCGATGCTCATAGAACCTCCTCGCACTCGAGCACGGCGACCATGTCGGCTTCGTCGAGGTTGGTGATGCCCATAATGCGAAAGGTTCGACCACGCACGGTCAGTCGATAGGTTTCGTTGATGCCCCAATCTTGCAACGAGTTCCAACGGCAACGGATTTCGGCTCGGCGCACAACCGCGACGCCGTCGGCGTACTGCTGCTCGCTGGCGCTGTCCGTGCGCAAGTCAACCCACAACGGCGGGTTCCCCGGTCGCGTCTTGTTGATGTCGGTAAACGCGCCAGTTCGCATTCCCAAGTCATCCTCGTTGATGCTTGGTTGCAACACAGTTGCAGGGAAGCGAAGTCGGCCGCTACCGATCATCGGAGAGCCCCACGTGCGCTATACGCGTTCATGATGAACTTAAGCGAAAGCGGCACTTCGGCAAGCGAAGCAACCGACGTAGCGTCAGGGTTGGCGTACCACGCGCCAACGAGCGCAACAATGGCTTGCTGCAAAGCGTGCGGCACTTGCGTGTAGCCCGCGGTGTAGGTCACCGTTGGGAACGTGCCCTCATAAATCTCCGGCGTCTCTTTGAACTCAAGCGCGGTCAAACTGTCCGTTGCGTTGACGTACCAATCGGACGTTGGCATCGTGGTGAGCACGTTGCTTCCGTTGTAGTAAGTCACCGATGTGACCGATGCAACTGGCTGAATGGGCAGAATGAAACGCCGCCACTTGTCGAGTTTCGCCGTGCGCGTTTCGCTCGCGAGCCCGATGCCAAGTTCACGCTCCAACAACTCGCCAGCCGCAATGCACAGCGTTGTAAGAATGACATCATCGGCGGTCACGTCAATGCGCAACCGCGTCTTGAGAATGTCGATAGGTATAGGTGTCGCTGCCATGAAACCCGCGCCGGGGGTTTCCCCCCAGCGCGAGCGAAAGGTAAGAAATGCTCAGGCCGTGATCGCAGCGAACGCATTCGCAAGCATGATCTTGGAATCGGTTCGTGCGTACGTGTAGAGGGTGACACTGTGCGTGCTTGCCGCCGAGTACGGATCGACGAGCGAGGTCATTCCGGTGCGGTCAAAAATCTCAAAGTAGTTGAAGTCGCCAACCACGGCGAAGATGTTCTCATCGGTGTTGGCAGTTGGAACGTATTGACCGATGCTGTACGGCACACCGTAGAGCAAGCCAGGAGCGCCGCCGACCATCGTGCCAGCGTTCGATGGTGCTTGCGTCCAAATGTATTCGGTAGAGCCGCTCGTGACAACGCTGTTCTTCAACTTGCGAGCGACGCGCACAAACGTGTCCGAGAGAAGCCAACGGAACCGCGGCGAGTTGCGGTATTGAGGCGCAACGAGGTGCACGGTGTCAATCACGTTGTCGGCCGTGACAGTCGTAACGGCGCCGGCAATGTCGGTCTGTTGCGAGACACCCGAAATCTTGGTGTTTGCCGAAGATCCCGCGATGCCTTCCGGTTGGCTCGATCCGGTGCCGACGGTGTACGCTTCTTCCATCTTGAGCGCCATCGAAAGGCCGATGCGGCTTGCGACCCAATCGAGGCCGCTGCCGATGCCGCCTTGGCCGATTGCGTCTTCAATGAACTCTTGGCTCATCTGAGTTGCGCAAACGTACTTGTACGGCACCACGCTAATCGCAGTGCCGAAGGTCGGGTCGCTCGCAGTGATTGATCCGGCTTCCGCAACGAGCGCCGTCGTAGGAAGGCTGCCCTCAACGGTGATCGTGCGCTTCGAGTCAATCGAAGACACTGGGCAAATCGAGCGAAGCACGTTCGCCTGGTACATCTTCTCAACAATGCGGCGCTCCATGTCGGTCGGAATGCCAGCGCCGGAGCTGCTTGTTGAAAGCGCACGCATTTCAGCGGCATCGCCACGCGCGACAGCGTGAAGCCAACGCTTTGCGTACTCAGGGCTCGAGAGATCGTGCTTGACGTCTGCACGTGCGACCACGCCGCGGAACTGCGGTTGCGAGCGCTCTTCCTCAAGTTGCTTGAGGCGTTCTTGTGCTGCGCGAAGCGCGAGTCGGTCTTGGTTCATGCGCTCGACGGCGTCAAGGTCGGCGTCGATACGCGCGATCTTCTCGCGCTCTTCTCCGCTTCCGCGGATTTCGACGTGGTGCGTCTTTGCACCAGTTCGAGCGGCGAACGAGTCAAGGGTTTTGCGGTACTCGTGAACGGTGTTCTCAATGTTGTTCAGTTCGTCAGACATGGCTTGTCATCCTGTGCTTGTGAATCTCGAGCCGCAGCGCCGCGGCTTCAATGGCAGCCGCGGAAACACTCCGCAGGCTCGATGAGGTCTTGTCGCCGTAGGCAGCGTCAACCACCACGCTGAGCTCAACGAGCCGCGCAGCGGTCACGGTGCGTTCAGTGCGTCGCGGGTTCCATTCGTCGCGATCGACGTAGAAACCGAACGACATTTCGCCGCTTAGGTCGCCGCGCTCGAGCAGCGCACGAACGTCGTTGCCGACGCTCGTCTCTGCGAGATCCGCGGTGAACCGCAGTCCGCTCGCAGTGTCGTTGAGCGTGAGCGTGCCGCTGCGCGTGCGAGCGAGCAACGCGCTTGCGTTGTGGTTAAAGAGCAGTTTGATGTCAGCGCCCGCGAGGTCGCCGAATGCGCCGCGTGTGATTCGCTCACGGAACTGCGGGTTGAATGGCTCGGAAATTTCGCGGCTCCACTTGCCGTACGGGATCGCGAGCCCTGAGAGCGTGCGGCCCGCTGGTGCACCGATGGTGACGCTGCGACGTTCAAGCGAAATCATCGACGCTCCCTGCGCTCGTGTCAGCGCCGATGTTGGTTTGTCCGCCACCCGTGCCCATGTTCTTCGCGATGATGGGCTCGTCGAGCCCATCGAGCGGCGCAAGGTTGAGATACTCACGCGCTTCGTTGCGCGTGATCACGCCGGACTCGACGCCAGTGCGCAGCGCGGCCATCTGCTCAGCAAGCGACGGACGCGAGATCATGTCGCTATCGAACGTGGCCGAGCCGAACGGTGCGAGCTTCGCCACGATCTCGGCCGACCACGTCGAGAACCAGTGCTGCAAACACGCGTCCACGTACATACGAGACAGCCATTCCATCGAGCCATACGCGTTCGCGCTGTGCTCGCTGAGGTACGACGTCGGCACGCCATAGATGCGCGAGACATCCTCGACGCTGTAACGTCGAGCCGCGGCAATGCCGGCATCGTCCAGCGTGCTGCTGATTCGCTCAACGCGCATACCTTCGGCAAGCACAAGCGGCTTGCCAGCGTTCTCAGCGCCAGCGTGATGCTGTAGGAACTTCTCGCTGATCGACTGTCGAGCTCCTTCGCTCAGCGGGCCCGGATGAACGAACGCAAGTTTCGGGTTCCCCGCGTTCTTCATCACCTCGAGTTGCGAGTTCTCTTGTGCTGCGAGAATCTGCAACGACGTGCGGCACAGTCGTACAGGCGACTCGCCCCACAATCCATCGAGCCCGACGGCACGAAGGTGCAGCATCGAGGACATCGGCACATCACCGTACAGCCGCGTCTTGTAGACGGGCTCAGGCTTTGTGAGATCGAGCGAAACAGTTTCGATGTCGAGCGGCAACAACTCAAGCAACTCGCCACCGAGCGTGCGGTTGATCACGGCGAACGCGTTGCCGTAGAGCAGCGCTTGCATCGTGAGCGATCGGCGAAACTCAAAGCCGTTCTGCCAGCGGTTCGGTTGCTGCAACAACGCGTTTGCAGTGCGCTCGCTCACGTCGAGCGGCACGCGTGCCACGTCGTTGGCGATCAGCGAAGCCGCGCGGTAGACAGGCGTATATGCGAGCGCCGTGCCCGGCGTGATCGTGGGCATACCCGCGACGTCAAACGACGTCGGGAGGATCACGCCGTGCGTCCCCCAATGCCCCAACCAACGCTGTAACAAGCTGCGCAACATGTTGCGCATTGCGACAAGTTTGCCGCTTTATGTCTCGGACTAAACTTCGGATTCGTAACAACTGCTGCGCTTTCCTCCCCAGCAGTGGACGGCCATGATCGAAGCCACGAGCGGATCGATAGCGCTGTGGTCACGTGGCTTCTCCGGTCTCACGTAGCCGCTCATGCCTGTGCGGGGAATGGCTTCGGCGCACGCGCGGCGCAGGATGGGATCATCACCAATCACCAACTTGCGACCGACCCACAGGTTCTGAAACAACTGGCAACCTGGCGCAAAGGTGCTAGAGCCCATGCTGTAGGCTTGGATCGGTGCACCGATCTCGGCAAGCCGCTGCGCTAGGTACGACGCCCCCCAGCGGTCATATCCGACAAGTTGCACGTCAAATTCCGCGATAATCTCGGCCATCTTCTGTGCGATGGCTTCGTGGTCGATCTCGGCGCCGGGCGTCAGGTTGATCTTGCCTTCGTCGGCGTAGCGGCGAATCGGCATGCGGTAGTCCAGTTCGCGTTGGGCGACGTTCGCCCGCGGCCACCAGTAGTGGCCACGGAGCAGGATGTTCCCGCTCTCTTGCGGGATCGCCACAACGACGGCCGACATGTCGAGCGATTTGCTTAGGTCAATGCCGACCCACGCTTGCCGCTTGCGTTGAGCGCCCCAATCGACCAAGGTTGCCGTCGGCCAGTACGACATATCAAGCCACCCGCCGACATCCTCGTTCAGCCGAGCGCAGTGATAGCGACAGAACTCCGAGCGCTGGCCCGGGTCACGCTTCATCGTGTTGTACAGGCGTCGGATGCTCGCGGCGTCCGGCTGGCCGTACTGCATGCCAGGGTTGGCTTTCGGCCACGCCGATTCGTCGGCGATGTCGTCGTTTTGGTCGATGCCGTAGAGCATGGCGAAGGTGGCATCGTCCTCGGCTTCACCCGAGAGCACGGCCCGAGCGCCCGAGCAGAGCGTTTCGTAATGGCTTTCCGTATTGCTGCCCGGCGTCGAGATGATGACGCCCAACGTTTCTTTCCGCTTCATCCCAGTCGTAATCAGTTTGTTGAGCACGCTTCCGCGGTACTCAGCGGCTTCGTCAGCGATCCACAGCGATGGGTTTAGACCGTCAAGCGATGACTCCCGCGAAGTCAATGCGTTAAACTCGCAGTCTTCGTCGGGGCGAGTCAAGTCGGACATCTTGACCTTCACGCTTGGATCGTCAAGCCGACGCGCCATCGTGCGCGCCGTGTCAACCAAGATTTGCGCTTGCTCAACCTTGTTCGCGAGCACGTGCACCCGCTTGCCGTTCCCGCTCATGAAGTCATACAAGCCAAGCGCCGCCATCAGCGTTGTCTTCCCGTTACCACGGGCTACCTGAATGATGCCCATGGTGAACCGTCGGCGGCCCTCCGCGGTGCGCCAGCCGACGAGGTTTGCCACGATGAACGCTTGCCACGGGTGCAACTTAAACGGCTCGCCGTCGGCTTCACCTACCAGCGATAGCCCGCCGATGAACTCGAACGCGTCGGCGACGCGGTTCCATTCCATCACGATGTCGGAGCGCTCGAGGTCGCGGTTGAAGCGAGAGCACGCAGCGTAGACCCATTTGCCGGCGGGGATTCGGCCGCTCACGACGTCGGCGGCGTATTGACGAACGGTGGATTCGGGCTCGACCATGGACTAAATGCAGTTTTTTGTACGTGAGCGAGAGGAGG